GCAGATAGAACTACAAAGAGAAGTAATCTCACTAAAGGAGATCGCTACAAGATACTTATTCCAAAGGAATTTGGTGGCGGATTTATCAAAGATACATACTATGATTATGGACATGTTTTTCATGGGACAGAAAATGAAGCAGATCTATATGGGATTCTGGCATATTGGAATGGTTGTGATGGTATGGATTATTCGTATGAATGTGGGCATTATCCAAAAACAATGGAAGAAATCATAAAATATGGAAATACATGTAAACAATCAAATAGATGTAAAGGAATTTGTATTGGATGCGATGATAAAGATATTGATAAATTGAAATTCCCATTAAAACTTGTTTCGGCATCCTATAACAGAGCTTATGAAGAATGTGAAGGTAGAAGTTATAGAGATCCAGAACAGGGATTTGTAAAGACTTACTGGGGTAAAGATGAATAACTCAATATACATAGAATATAACTCAATATTTCGTCCATCAAAGGAAACAATACGCAAAAATAAAAAGTTATGGGAAACTATTGAACAGAATGTTTCAATACAAAGATGTGAAAATGGATTTAATGCAGAAATTAAAAATCTAGACTTAACGTTTTTGAATGACATAAAATGAGAGTTTTAAAGAGGTGACATAATGGAAATAATCATTGTTACAGGTCAACGAAATGGAAGTTTATATCTTGCAGGAAATTATGAACATGTAAAGTATTTTCCAGAACAGAGCACATTACATCCTTACAAACTATCTGAAAAAATTTTGAAATTATGTGATACGTATTTTAAAGCAAATGAAGATTTGATTATAACCACATACTCTGAAATTGTATTAGATTCTGTCAGGTTATGGGGAGCAAGAACTGGACACTGTGATATTTTGAAATGTATTAACTGCATGGATAATGGAGAAATCCGCACATCTGGATTTAATGAATACGGAGAGATGGATGTTTGGGAGAACGGAATATTTGACATTAAAAAAGTTATCCTAAAAGAATTGCTTGATATTAAAAGAGGGAAAATGAATAGTTGAAAAATTGCTTTCAGAGAGGATAATATAATGTGGAAAAGACATTTGGATATATTTCCCGGTGAATGGGTTGGAACAGATCATGAAGAAGAATTGAAAAAAGAATTAGAAATTGGTGATTATGCAAAAGTGATTATTGATTCACAATTTCAAGATAAATGGGAAGATGGAGAAAAATATCCAAGACTTTTGGGTATGATTGGAAAAATAATTGAGGTTGATATTACAGATGAATGGTCTTATAAATTACAATTTAATAACGGA